GTATTTTTACCATCCAACGAAACTTCAGTTGGTTTATTATAAACTGTAATACGAGGCATACCTTTTGTCAATTCATGCATAGAATTAACTGCAAGAGTATTTTTATAATAAATGTCATGGTTTCCAACAATAATTTCCATACTGCAATCCATTTCTTCTAATGGATTGAACAATATTTCTTTCATTGAATTGAGAGTCTTGTAATTGATGAATTTTCTTCTATCAACCACATCTCCCAAATGTATCACTTTTTTTATATTTCTTTCTTTCAGAGTTGGAAAGAAAACATTTTCGTAAAACTTTTTGAAAAAATCGTTAAAGATCAAACTATCATTTCGAGCACCAAAATGAGTATCAGTAATTAATGCAATTTTCATGCGTAAGCTTCTTCTATAAATTCAACGAGCGGAGATAGTTTAGCAAGTTTACTATCTACCTCTGGTTTAGGTTTTTTCTTTGCTTTCTTTTTTTCTTCAAATGCGTGTATAAAATCATATATACTAGCACGTTTATCGGCTGTCATTGGAGATGCACCCGATGTAACAGATGCAGTTTCATTTGAAGCCATTGATCCCATATCAGAGTTGTCTTCAAGTGAACTGAACTCATCCATTGTTTTATATTTGATGTAAAGTTGTTTTTTCTCTTTTTCAATTCTTCTTAGAAATGCATAATAAATTATTTGAGTAAAATATGCGAATGGATTTGTTGATTTTTCTGGATTGAAATTACTTGCATACATAACACAATTTTCAATTCCATCACTTACCATTTCTTCACGAAATGCATAATTTATAAAATTTGGTCTATGTGATAATCTTTCTGCAATTTTTAGAAAACACTCTCCTGCATAATCTGGTATTTGAGGCAATATCGTTTCATCGTCTTTTGCTTTTAAATATTCTTCACGATAGTTCCTCATGACTTCCAAAAATTTTTCATTATCTACATAATGTTGTTTTTTCCTTGGCATGAATATCCTTTTTTACGTTAATCATATAATAATTATATCAAATTACGTTAGTAAAGTCAAGTGAAAAAATATAAAAAAAAGTCTTGACAATATTATCAGAAGGTGTTATAATGAGTATGTACGATTCGCAATGAAAGAAGATACTTAGTTTAGTAACATATCTGCTCTATCTAAGGGAACAAATTCTTCTTTTATATCACTTACTTCATTTAAAATATCTTTATATATCTTAAGCATTTTTGGAGATAGATTTGTAATTGTTACGATATATTTTGCAGATACAGGAATTACTTCGTCCTCTGTAAATGGAATCCATTTTGTAAACCTCACACCTTCCTCTCCATCTTTATCAGTAACTTGAGATATTTTTATAGGATGTTTAAAATTAAAAAATCCACCCTCTGGCTCCATGTACATGGCTAGGATTTCTTCTCCACTTGCTAGTTTAACATATTTAAGAGGTGCAGACATATTATCCTTTAATTGGAATTGTGTAAATGTGGTATGGAAATTTTTCACTTGTATAGATTTTAATTCTTTCCATAAAATGATTTAGGGTGTAATTTTTTCTCTCTTTATGTGTAAGATCATCTGCTATATCATATAAATTTGCAGATTTTTTTGTGTCAGATGTTCTTAGTCCTCTTCCTATTGATTGCAAGTTTCTTATACGAGACTTAGAAGGAGAAGCGAAAACGATGTTATGAAGATTCCTAATATTGATGCCAGTACTGTATACACCATAACTAGCGCATATGACGGCATCTCTTTCTTGTTCAACGATTGATCTAATTTGTTCTCTTGAATCTGCATCTGTTCCTCCATAAACAAAGAATACTTTTCGTGAGGTATCTATTTTATCTCTCAACATTTCATGTAGAATATTTCCATGTTTTTCTACTAACTGAAATAGGACTAACGAATTTCCAGAAAGACTCTCAACCAGATTACATATGTATTTATTTCTTTCTGTATGACTTACTATGAAATCTATTTCCTCTTGATAATTTAATTTAGAGACAATTGTACTGGCTTCTTTTGAGTATTTCAATACTAGACATTTGATATGAATTTCTGATAAAGTTTTCTTTTTGATCAACTCTTTTGTAGTTGTAACTTTTTTAGTTGATCCAAATAATCCTTCAAGTATCAGTTTGTGTACTTCTATGTCATCAAGTGTTCCTGTAGTTCCTATTCTATAAGGAGCATTTTCTAAACTCTTCATTATCTTTGTCAAGGATCTTGATTTATATAGATGAGCTTCATCTCCTATCACCAATTCAAACTCTGAAAAGAAGTTCTTTTTCTGTTCGTACAAAGATTGCCATGTAGAGATAACAATCTGTTTGTCTGTTGTCTTTTCTTGTCCTCCAAAAATTTTATGAACTAATTTCTCAACATCAAAATTTTTATCAGCTCGAGCGTATGAATCAAAATCTGAATACATCTGACTCACCAAAGAAAGTGTTGGCACAATCACTAAAGATTTCTTTGGTGAATAATAACGTATTATGTAGTAAATGATAAGAGATTTTCCAGATGCAGTTGGCGAAAGTAGCAGACATCTTTTTTTGTTTATTGCGTGTCTGACTGCACTACTTTGATAATCTCTTAGTTTGTACTCACAAGGAAATGATGTAAGAAACTCATAATAATCTTCATTGCTAATTTTTCCATAAGGATCATTTGTTTGATCTATTATTGTATATTCTCTATCGTATGCAAATCTTTGTACTTCTGGTTTGAGTCCATAGTACATTCTACCATTATCCATATTGAAAAGATAAACAAAACCATCCCATTTTTTTCTACGAAACATGGGCATGAACTGATAATCTTTGGGCCGAAATCGAAAGTAATGATTCAATTCCATTCGCACACTTGGTTCGCAGATAAGTCTTAAATATACTTCATTTTCTTTTTCTACAATTATTTCCACTATCAACCCAACCCTGCAACAAATTTTCTCCAACTGATTGCATTGTTGATGTGAAAACTTCTATTTTCAATCATAGAGAGAACAGATTTTAGATATTCAACCTTTCCCTCTTGCTCGTTCATTATCTTCTCGGCCTTTTGTAAGATTTCATCTGCTGCAACATAGTGTCGTTCTAATTCTGTTTTAGATAAACGAATATTGTGTTCTGGTGCTTTTCCATTTTTGGAAATAACAACTTCCCATCTTTGCTGAAAAAGAATCTTCCAATGAGTTTTGAGATCACTCATCTTTCGTTTTTCTTTAGAATATATGTTTAGGTATTTTTGATGTACGTTTGGAATGTTCAATGATTCATTATCCAAATCTTTATCATCAATGCGAGAATCCTCTTCCCACATCTTCATAATTTCGTCAAGTTCCATAATTTTAATTATTCAAAAGGTTTCTTATCTCATAATTTGTATACTGAAAAGTAGCGGTTGCTGTAAAGTATTCTAGATCTCCTACCGAACTATCGAAATCTAGACTAGAAATAGAAATAGGAAATGCTTCAAAAAAATGAAATTCCATTTGTGCATTCATTGCACTTGTTAATATTGAAAGAACGATAGTTGAAACTGTACCACCTCTAGGAGTAAAATCTGTTTTTGCTTTGAGTGATTTAAATTTATCGTGTCCTTCTGCAAGACCTAATGCGATAATACGATCATATATTTCAGTCCAATTTTTCAAATGTTCATCTACTATGAATCGAACTTCTAATGTCTCAAAAGTAACTTTAGACCCTGCATACTGTACAGTTGCGAAAGGATTGGTAATTTCAATATTTGGAATGGATACGCCAGGAACATTTGCAGCCTGACAAAACCATGTCAGATGTGGTGCATCTTCGATTGCTAATCTAAAACTAATATTAGATAGGTAATTTAAATTGTCTGGTACTTTATTTGCGGCAGCCATAGTATCCTTTCATACTACTATTTATTTAAACATTTTTTCAAATTCTGGATAATCAATGTCTTTTCCTACAAATATAAATCTAGACTCTGGATTTTCTTCTTCAATCGTTTTATGATTTTTCAAAAACAATGTGTTATCATTGTAGTGAAACTCTTGTACATTTGATCCAAGATATATTCCAGAACTTGTTTGATCATGATAGTAATCAAAACCCACACAATAAAAAGTCTCTCCAAAATTATGTTGACAAGCCAAACGTAATGCAACTGCATCCGTATTCCATCCGTCATCCCACCAATCAACATCTTCTATCAAATCAGAAGAATCTACCCAAATAAAATATGTTACTCCCTCATGAGTAAAGTTTACAAAATTTTCTGTTTTGGGAGAGTTTTCTCCTATTTTCATTCTTGGATCTACTGATTGTCGTAGCATATCATAATTCATACTAGGAATCAGACCAAATCCTCTAAAATAACATTTATTATTTTTAGTATGTTTGTTAGTAATTAATTCCAACTGTGCATCAACCTCTTGACATACCAAATGATCAGGCATATATTTTCGATAAACGAAATCACACCCATAAGTTAGATGACTATTGAATAATTTTGGATCTACTAAAAATTTAGATTGGCCGTTACCGATTACTATTATCATAATACCTCACAAGATCAGTACAAACAAAAAAAGGGAGAGGATTTCTCCCCTCCCTTTTGAAATCCCTACAATATGTAGGTCAAGAATTACATCAAGTTTGAAATACGAACTTTTCTGTAGTACTTGTTCAAGTGTGGATTTGATCCCAAATCACCTGTCAAACGACCAGTTGATGCACTTGCATTTTCAGCAAATGGGTTTGCAACCATTCCATAACGTGTCTTAAACGCAATTTGTGGTTGAAAACTGGAACTGTCAACTGCACGAACCATTTGCAATGGAACGTATGGGCAATAGAAGATTCCGGCATCCATAGGTGAATCACCCTTATATCCTACTGTGTAGTATTCTGCTGCGTTTGCATCAGCATAAGGATCAACATAAACTTTGTAGCGTCCATTAAGAACACCAGCAAAAGTTGTGGATGCTGTGTCTGTGTTAAGATCAGTACTCATTGCAGGAGAGTAATCTAAAATTCCTGCCATTGAGAGTGCAGATGCAACATCACCAGAAGTCAAGATAATGTTACCTTTTCCTCTGCGTGTTTGTCTTCCGATTTCATTAGCATCTCTTTCGATCTGCATCATCAAACCTTTAAACTTCTCAACCATCCAACGTCCATTGGAATCTGTGTCAAGATCAAAAATACCGGCTGTTGTTGTTCCGACTTGAGCACCAACTTCTGCGTTGATGTAAATCTTACGAACAACTTCACGATTGATCTCTGCGAGAATTTGTTGTGAAAGAATGTTTGCAAGTTCTGCTTCTGCATCCAATCCATGAACAGCACGTAGATCTTGTGCAAGTTCCATTGAATAAGAACCTTTAAGAGCACGTGTACCTGCGGCAACGGAAATCTTTTCGATAGTGAAAGCCATTTCACCAGATATATCTGCTTCACCAACAGCAACTGTAAGTCCACTAGAGGCTTCGTATTCTGCTCCAGTTTCACCTGTTCCGTCATTACCTGTGATCAAAAGACCAGGCGTTTTGACAATATCACCAGATGAGTTTCCTGTTGCACCAGATTCAGTAACAACTGAATCGACATTGACGCCAGGAATTTCTGCACCAGATTGATTGTTTACTCGAC